TGGTGTACTGCTGGTGGTGATGACACGATTACAACCAACATAACTTTTACCGATGGCACAACCACAGAGGTTTCAAGCCATGCAATAACTGTGCCATATGAAGATGGATGGACTCATCATACCTTTACCAAATCAATCAATGATACTTTCTTGACTGATAATGTAGCCATTAACTTTGAACTATCAGGAGTAGATACAGGAAATTCAACTGGTTGGTTAGGTCCAATCACCGATAACTATGAGCTAATGGTAACTTACCAGGATTATGTAGCACCTGTTGTTGAGCCTGTGGTAATCGAACCTATTGTTGTTGAACCTATTGTAGTTATTGAACCTATCATTGTCGTTGAGCCAGTCATTGAAGATGTAGTTGTTATAGAACCAATCGAAGAAACTATGATTGGTGGACTTGAACTGTCAACTGAGATTACCTTAGATTTAATTCAAGAGATACGTATTGAGATACCACAAATAGAGATGATAGATATACCAGATATACAACCTATTGATACTATAGAAGTTGAGATGCCAGAAATGAATATGGATATGCCAGAGCAGGTCGATAACATAAGCATTGAAATGCCTGAGATGGTTGAGATGCCACCAGTTATTCAAGAGATTAAAATGGATATGCCTGTTGACATACCAGAGATAATTGAGGTAGAACCTATACAAGAGATACAAGAAATCCAGGTGCAAGAAACACCACAACAACAACCAGAGATGGTGGAGACTACAGATGAAAGACGGGAAATTGAGCCAGAAGCAGAAAGCAAAATTGAAATCGCTGAGACAACAACAGATGAAGGAAGCGACATACGAGAACCAGAATCAGAAGAAGCCGAGAGGGAGACCGAAGAAAGTACAACCGATACCAACCAAAGCGACAAGCCAGAAGAAACAACAACAGTTGCAACAACCAAAACTGAAACAAAAAAAAGTGGTAACTCCAAAACCAACAGCACTAAACCTAAAACAAAATCTAATGTTGAAAGCAATAGACCTACAGACACAGCTAAAAAAAATACTAGTAGGCCTAAAGCTACGCTTCAAGTCAATACTGCAAAGCCTAAAGTTATAGAGCAATTATCATTGCCAATAACTTATTTGCAAATAATTCAAGATAGTATTACTATCGTGGAAACGATTAGTCTAAGACAGGAGCAGATATATGGAGGGGAGCAAGAGTATAACCTTAACACCAGCAGTATTACTATCGCTGGTCTTGACAATAATACCAGCCGCAGGTGGAGTAATCTACAAAATGAGCGCAAACGATTCAAAGCTCCAAAATATGTCAGAACAAATAAAAAAAAATAGTAATAGATTAGGTAAGATTAAGAAGGCTGATACATCTGTATTGTTAGACAGGATAGCAAAGCTAGAAGGTATTGTAGAAACACAATCTACACAACTGCAAGAAATGAAAGATGAAACATCAGAAGTTTATGATGAGATTAAAGAGGTAGAAGAAAGCATGACATCCTGGAGTGAGAAAGAATTTAAAAAGTTATATGATATATTAAATGATAATCCGTTAGGGAGATAACATGGGTATACCAATGGAACTAATATCAATGGGTGCATCAACTGTACTGGGTGGTATTCTTGGTATCATGGCTCAACAAGCTAAAGATAAAGCCGAGCAACAAAAGATGTTAATGCAAAGAGCAGACTTCCAATCCAAACAGTTTGATAAAGCTCGTAACGTAACCGATCAATTCACTAAGAACACAAGAAGATACATTGCCCTGATGTGTGTCATGGCAATTATAGTCCTACCTAAGTTAGCACCATTCATAGATCCCAACATGGATATCTTTGTTGGCTATACCGAATCAGTATCTAAAGGATTCTGGATCTTTAGTAGCAGTACTGACATGACACTATGGAAACCATTAGGTGGATTAGTAATCACACCATTAGATACTCATGTAGTGTCTAGTATTATAGGATTATATTTTGGTGGTTCATTAGTGAGACGATAGATGAAAGATTTCTTAATAGTATTAGCTTTATTTCTTGGAATCATATTAGTTGGTAAAGGAATTAATTCTATTCCAGGCTGTCCACTTCCAAGTGATACCATATCTGACCAGCAAATAGAAGAATGGATGCCATTCGCTCAGAATTAGAACAAACCATGTAATTCAGAGGCTCTCAGTCGCTCATATACAGCCGTAAATATATACCCATACCCAATCGTATACCAAATATACTAATCTTTTTGTATGTTTGTGTTAGATATCTTCTCGTTGATTTACCAAAAAAAACCCCCAGCTAGTGGGGGAAGCTTAGGAATAGCTAGGCAATGAAAAAAATAAATGAACCTAGCAAGGTAAACTCGAGGTGTTTACATCATAATCCTATATCTTTTCTTAGTTAGTTTCAACTGTCTATTCAAGTTAGTGTCTTTAGTTTTTTCTAAATAACCTTGTTCAATCAAATGATCAACTAAACCATAGGCATGGCTCTTACTTTTAATACGACACCCCCCACATATTTCCTTATATGTAGGTGATGCTTTATATGCTGCAATAAAATGTTTAATAAAATAATATACATCTCTTTGTCTTGCTTTTACTTTCATCTTGTCTCCTAAAATGGCATGTCATCATCAAAGTCATCTTCATTATTAGATGGTTTAACATTGCCTGTAGCTTTAGGTTGACTACGTTCCATGATTTTACAAACAGAACCAAACCTATCCATGACGACTTGACCTGCGGTAACTTCTTGTCCATCTTTATTAGTGTAAGTATTATATTGTTGCTTACCTTCTATGTATAACAGAGTACCTGCTTTACCTTTGTCATCAAGTTGTTTACCTACATAATCATTAAAGCATGTAATGTTATGCCAGGTTGTTTCTTCTTCACCTTTATTTGAGATCCATTCATTAGTAGCAATACTAAACCTCCAGTATTTGTTACCTGCTTTTGATTCCATAGCTTCAACATCTCTGCCTAGTCTACCTATTAAAGTTATTTTGTTATACATTATCCTATGCTCCTTGTGTGATTTGCTTTGATTAACTCATACTTATCTTTAGCTTCTTGATACAGTTCAGGACTTTCTTTCTTAGCTATAACCATAGCGCCCTGATATTTTTTAACTGTAGTATTAAAGTCGGTGTATGATTGTTCATGATTCATCTCATTAATAAACTTAGCAACAGTAGGTTCATCTGCTATTACTTTTTTCTCTGCTGTCTTAGGTTTACTTGCTGGTGCTTTATCATCTATCTCATTTTCTGAGTAGACAAAACCATGTAGGTTAGCAAGTTTTAAGATACATCTATCGACTGCTCGTTTCTCTGCCATTGCATATGGATAGGCATTCTTATTATTCTTAGGACTACACTCGCCATAGGATATAACTTGTCTAGCACTTCCAGCTTTAACAATAGAGGCTACACATTTCATACTGACTATCCCATCTTTAGCATTAGCTTCTATAACATCCAGGCTATCTATACTTACATTAAGTTTAGCGCCTATGATTTCTATATACTTATGCAATACAACAGGTGTGCCATGACAATCCCATGTGGCTTCACTACCATTTATCTTTAACTCTTTAAATATTTTGACGGCTTCGTCAGGTATATTCATCTTACTCATATAATCTCCATGCAGTATTATCTGCTGTTGGCTCTTTATCATTTACCACCATATCCCAAAACTTATCTTGCCTGTAACTTAGGATATCTTGGTACTCTTTGTGTGATGGGATAGCACAGTACTCCCATCGTGCATTACCAAACAAGACTGATAGATAACAGACATCAAGTTCTGCCATCATTAAGTAGTGTTGGATTTGTGCATAGTATCTAGCCCTTACATGTTCTAACTTATTGTAATGGTTAGTGTGCTTACACTCTATGATAGCTTGTTCTTCTGGACACCAGCCATCAAAGTGTGCCATTCTAAAATCCACCTTAATATATTCTTGTGGATATGATTCGGTATGTATACCAGTCTGTTTAGTAAACCAACTAAGATTAAACTCCTCAGTCAATGTGCCTATCTGTACTGGCAATACATTAGATAAGTCTACTCCAGGCATACGTTGAGTTTTTAATTCCCATAGCTCACGTATAGGGGTAACATTTGTCTGCATTAATGCATGTGAATCTGAACCGCCTAGACCTTTATGTCTATCGATATCTATATATTTAACTACACTCATGTTCTATATTTTACCTTGTGTTTGTTCTAGTTGTAAAGCCCAAGCTCCAGCATTTTTAAGCTCCAATAAAAATCTAGATGCTTTGGCATACTCCTCATCAAGATAAGATACAAAGTCTATTGGCATTGGCAATCTAGGGTACTTGTAGGTGGCACATATATGCAGGGTTACATAAGGAAATAATCCAGCAGGATATATCTTGAGCAACTCCCAATATGTTTTAAGACCTAGCTCATTGGGTGCTGAACAACTAAACGTAGAACATATAGTTTCTAACATAACTTGCACATCTTCTACTGCACAAGGTTGTAGTAATTCCTCACATCTAGCTACAGCTACAGTAAACTCACTTGTCTTTACCTTTTCTTTCAAGAAATTTACTCGATACATTTGACATATCAAGGATTCGTTCACGTCTTTCTCGAACAAAGGTGGGCGAAGTCTTATCATATGTTGCACGTGTTCGATCTGACTCTGCTCTAAACTCGACTGACCTTCGTACCCAAAGTTTAAACATGGCTTCCCAGCTTCTTGCTGTTCTTCCTTGTGCTGTGTAGTAGTCAATGAACTTATCTCTTTCTCTTTCATAATCTATATCCTGTTGTTGAGTCCAGGCTATCACATCTTCTGATGCTTCAAAGTCTGCTGGACATTGTGATTCTAATTCCTTCAAGGCTAACTCTAACTCTAATGCATTGCACCAGGCTAGTAAGTTCATACCATTAGGACATTTTTGCATACGCTCCCAGCTACCAACTGAGCTGTCAGCTACACCAATCATTTGCGATACTGTCATAGTATCTATCTTATATTTTTTTCTCTTGGCTATAAGAGTGAACACCAATTCCTTGTATGTCATAGCGTGATGACTACATACCATGCTATAGCTAACATTGTAAATATTATATACCAACCTATATTTTCTTTACTCATTTTATCTCCTGTATAAAATATCTAATTAAAATTCTTAAGTCTTTATAATTATGTTCTTGCAATTCATTTAATGTAAGAGTAGCTGGATCTACTTCATATTGCATTTCATAATCTTTGGCTTCATCAACTAACCAATTTGCAAGTAGATTATCAAGTGCCTTACTTGCTGTACTCATTTTATTTCTCCATGTGATAATAAGAACTATCGATGAGATGATATACAGTATATCGTATACCATCTTTGTTAGTTACCCATTGACTTGCAATAGAATAACCACGATTTCTCATCTTCCAAATAATGTCTGACAATCTGGTTGCTCTAAATTTTGTTATCGCTTCCCAGCTAGTAATCTTGCCTCGCTTTAACAAATGTTTCTTAACTTGTTCATACTTATTTACTTTACGTATTGGACCTGTACCTTTCATACTATCTCCTATCCTTTTATGGATGAGTCTATGTTTAAAGATTCCATTATCAATTCAAATGTTCCAGGCTTTTCATCTTTACATCTTTCTTTGAGCCTTTCTTCAAATGCTTGTGATACATTAAGTAATTCATCATGCGGTATTGTATCAACAACATGTTTTACACAATGATTATGGTTATGTATATGCAATCTTCTCTGTGCTAAAGCATAATCAATTATGAAGTCCATAAAAATATTATTTTGTTTCATAATATTTTCATTCTTTGCATTTTCCTCAAACATATATTGATAGTTAGCTTCCGCTTTCTTCCATATATATTTGTATTTCTTAATATCTTCTTTTAATATATCTATTTCATCTAACAATTTATCTACATCATTTGCATCTATCTTCATAGTAATATCCTCATAGTTATTTATTCATAGCCTTGCCAAAACAGAAAGTCAATTAGTATATCTAGTAAACCTAGTATTGCTAACATAATAATGATTGGCACAACCACCCACGTTAAAATAAATCTTAACCCTTTACAAAAATCATCTAGCATTTTGTTCCCACTCATAAGAAGTAAGTTTATATGCAATACTATTTAAGTATTCATTTCTTTCATCTGCACTCATCTTTGATACTGTTTCTGCAATCAAACTTATACCTGCTTCATCTAATGTTTTAAGTGTAAATAAAATACTGAAGTATCTACCTTCCCAATAGTCAGGTCTATCTTCAAACTTCTTTAGATATTCTGCTTCTGTCATCTTCATACCTCGCTATGTTGTGTTTAATTTTTTCTATCACTTGACCTAGTTTTTTAGATGCGTGATAGCACTCTGTCATAAGAGCAATGTACTCTTGATCGTATTCCGTTACATTTTTTTCATCGAGATTGTCCATAAACTTTGCAGCAGTCTCTGTGTTGGTACTGATAAGCTGTACCAACCAGACTTGTTCTTCCATTGTTAAACATAATTCAGCCATTGCGTTCTCCTGTACGTAGCGATGTCATATACTTGTGTGCCATTTGCATAGCAGTATCATATACCACTTGTTTATATATGCCTGGACTAATGTAGTCAGGCTTAATTGTTTGCATTAACCTATCACGATATTTCTCATAGGCTTGTTGCTTTTTATCTTTGTATCTGCGTTGCCATGCTTCCATTAGATATCTTCCTCAACCATTTTTTCAGCAACAAATTTACTGCCATGATTTCTAATGTACTCTGTCAATACCTCTGACTCTACCTCAGTCATCATGATATTAATTGTAAGCACATGCTCTTTAACTTGATGGATTATTTCCATATCAGATTTATGTTCATAAGTTAATATATTATCTGCTTGACGACAGAACTTATGTATCTCCCATGCTGTATCAAATGCTGCTTGTTGTTCTTGATTGTTTTCCATTTCTGCTCGGTCTTGTTCATCCATGTGTGTATCTAAGTCTTGTTCTGGTGTACCTCTACTCATTGTTATACTCCTCAAGCTAACTAGCTTGTCTGGTTTGTTTAGTATTACTTTACCCATATGCTTGTCTCCTTTTTCTTTTAATGATTACTTCTTCAAAAGTTTCTGGTGTATAATACATATCCCTTTCAATACCATTTTCTTTTAGTTCATCAATATGGAAATCACCATACTCTGGTGTAAATATATCTGCGATACCAAACATATACCCATTGTTATCCATACTGTATGCCCACCAATCACCAACACCCATTGGATTAAAATACTTAACAACGACAGGCTTTTTGGCAATACTTTCTGTGCCAAAATCTGTGTTCTTGTGGTTGTAAAGTAATTGTTTCTCTATTTCTTTTGTGATTAACTTCATGACTACACCTCTTTGTTTATGATTTGACTGCGACAGCAAATAGAATTACTAATGCTATCAATAATAATAATTGTTCCATACCACCCATGTTAATGGATAGCCTGGACAATAGCAGGGACTAGCACAAAATAATGTGCGACTAACAATATACCTAATACCATAATGTTTCTCCAAGTTGTGATTAATAAAAAATAACATGGCGTCTGACTGGGAACTTAACCTTCGCTAACCCTTCCCCCCTAACCTTCTCAGAATTTAATCTCACGAAGGACAACCTATTGCGAGGTTTTAGTTTGGTTAGTACCATATTATAAGGGCGGTACAAAAAGTATAAGGTCCTTGAAGTGAGCGATACCTAGTAAATAATCTCAGGAAGATTAAATCTGGCTCAAGAAACCGACAAGTAACAATATACAACTTTGTACCTATACCTTGTGTACAAGCAAGTCCTTAGAACATTCCATGTTCAGCGCTAGGCATTTGCACACACAAAGGGCGATACAGGTCAGAGTATGCTGTAACAACATTGCTATACCTGTATCTATACCTCACTCTTTTAACAGTTTTCACTTACGCAAAAGAATTTGAGGGCGGTACATAACCCCAGTCCCTTAGCACAAAGTCAATAAAACTTTGAAGTTATGTACCTATACCTAGTAGGATTCAAACCTACGCTCGGTAATTCATGCTTTTTTTTTAATAGCCATAGACCTAATAATATCATTTGACTACGTAGCCCAGACTCAATAGAGCTGTTTTAACTTAGGATGATTCATTGAATCCGCACCTAGTGTTTGACTACAGAGAGAAAGCTAACTCTCTATCCTAATGAAACTGTTCTAATAAGTGTATACCATCTGTTCTAAGATTACAATACTTAAGTGTATACCATATTAGTATTTCTTGGTTTTGACTTTGCAGACTCCGCCGAGCTGTCGCAGACAGCGAGGCGTGAGAACTGCCCTAAGTCATTGTGTTGTAATAAGTCCTGCTTTTGACTACGAGAGCAGGTAACTCGTCTATGTTATATAGTAGATTGAAGTGGAGCAGTTACAGATTTGATTCTGTTTTCTTCTACTTTATCTAATTTTACTTTAGCAGTCTTTGATGCTTCTCTAACTGCTGTTTTATTAGCATAGTCTGAAGCTCGTTTTGCTTTGAATTTCTTAAAGATATCTTGACTGCTAAAGAATGTTAATTCCAAATCAGGTCTTGAATCTTTAGCTTCTTTCCAAGCTTGGATTTGAGCTTCAAGTAACTGTAGATTGTAATCATAATTACTTACAGTATCTTCTAGTTTGTGTAGCCACTCAGGGTTTTGATTCATTTCATACGCTGTACTCAATCTGAATCTGGCGCTGTTAGCACCAGATAATGTAGAGAAGTAAGCGGTATGTAATGCTTCAAGCTCAATCTGTGCTGAGAAGTTAGGGTTATATGTATTACCGTTAGTAGATTCGAAGCATGCTTCAAGACTGTGTCTAGCTTCGATGTACTTTAAAGTAGTAGTTTTTATTTCATTTACTTGTTTTTTACTAAGATTTTTCATTTTAATTTACCTTTTAGTTATATTAATATTAAATTACAATCATCATACGTAATATCTATGTGATTAAGAACCACGCCCTAAGAGTCCGACTAATGGTTTATCGTCTTTGTCAAATTCGAAGCGAGGTTTATTCGCTATTGGTGTACTAATCGATACTCCAAAGAAAAAGGTAATGATCTCCGATTAGTACACGCTTTCAATAGCGAATAAACAATTTGACAAAGTGGGCGGACTCTTAGGATACTCTTAACGAATCACATATATATACGCAACGTGTTTAGGTCCATCCTAAGAATCTTTTTGCTGTGCAAAAAGTTCTTAAACACGTTGCCTGCGTGAACGCAAAAACGTTGTATGCCGTTTACGGCATTCTTTTGCGAGGAAATCAGGGAGCTTCTCTTGCGACCGCCGAGCTGTCTTTGACCTGCGCTTGCGTAAATAGGTATTTCGGTTGTAATGTAATCAATAGGTTACGTTGGGTGGCTTGACAGATAGAACGGTAGTGTTACTCTATAGAACTGCAACAACCGAAATTCTTTTAAGGAGTACACAAGCTATGGCCAAACTCAGCAACGTCAACGCACTATTACCTAAGAAACCTCCTTCGCTTAATAAGAGGCAGAAGGCGCTAGTAGACACATTAGTATCGACAGGGTGTTCTGTCGGTGAGGCCTCAAAGGTCGCAGGATTCAACGGAAAGACTCCTGGTACACAAGGCTACGCAACTCTAAAGAAGCCTCACGTAGCTGAGTATATGTATCAACAGATACAAGAGTCTTTCGGTATAAGTTCTCTTAAGGCTCAGCATAAACTATTAAGCCTCACTCAGAACGCCAAGTCAGAGTATGTTCAGATGGAATCAGCGAAGGACATATTAGACAGAGCAGGATTCAAAGCACCCGATAAACATCAGCATCAGATTGTTGGAGACTTTAAGGTTAATATCGACTTAGGTTAACTGCTCTGACTATAAACTAAGAACAAAAAAACATAAGGGCGTAGTACCACCGAGGGTGGGTTCAAAAAACTACACATGTTACTAGAGAGAGGTAGTTCACACGCATTATTTTTCCTCAGAACTCGCACTTGAAAAATATTTTTTTTTAGCTATAGTGAAGAAATGAGTATTGCAGGTGAACATTTAAGAAGACAGATGCAGGATCCGTTCTTTAAGTACTTTAAACAAGTGTCTGTACCGAACGGTAGAGTAAGCTATCAACGCAGATTGCAAGGACCTCCAGGTGCAAGTTTTAGAGATCCAGGCGTAACCAGACAGGCAGCTGATATCTACAAGCAAAAGACAGGCAGGGCCTATGGTGGAACACTATTGCCAGTAGCCAAAGATAGTACGTACAAGTCATCCTCGTTTGGGAAAGCAGATGCCGCCAAAGCGGTAGCGAAAGCCAAAGAGACTAGACGTACCTCAAGTCAAAAGACATTGTTTGGCGGTAATGTTAGAACCTTGTTTCCATCGCAACGTAGAGACCTAACCAGACGTAGGGTGGCCAGACGACAAGCAGAAAAAACCAAAAAAGTATTGGGTAAATAATGAGTTATTACAGTAGAGAAAATATAAATAGACGCCTTTCAGGTAGTAGACGTATGACGTCAAACATAGCGCCTATATC